ATATGGTGAAGCCGGAGAATTAGTGGCCGGAGTATTATTTATAGGCGTAATCGGAGGAATTCCACTATTGGGACTATTTATTTGTGAAGATGGGCCAGGGGCGAAATTGTTATTGGGATTAGCAAATACACCCCTAAATTGATCCATAGCATTACTAGGAGTAGGCATATTTCCAGGCATGCCTTTTCCCCCTCGGCTTAATATATCTGAAAAATATTTTAATCCAGGTCTAATTTGATCAAATACTCCTTGCATACGTGGAGCAAATTGAGAATTACCTGAGCCAAATGTTCCTGCCCCCTGACTGAGCAGACTTGTTAGTCCTTTCATTCTATCTGGCGAAGATCCAAAAGATGGACCTTGCGCTTGTCCTGGAGGTTGTGGCATGTTATCTCTCTAATTCATTAAACTTTTTATCATACTACCGCCTACTGACATAGGCGCACCATATACGCCGCCCATCGGCAACGCCGCTAAACTAGCCGCTCCACCCATAATTCCCCCCATCATGTTATTTTGAGCTTGAACTTTAGCTTTCCATTGCTCAACAGCTTGTTGCTGCGCTGCTGCACTTAATCCCGCTACATCTACTGCGCCGACTTGGCCTTGAGGTGTTTGAGTTAAGTTCTGATTTATATTTCCAGGTTGGCTAAGTCCCATCATTATTCCGGCTAAATTTAACGGCTCCTCAAATTGCCCCTTAGCCATTTGGTAGGCTTGTGGAGTGAAATTAGCCATCCACTGTCCACGATCTAAATCTTGCTGCTGTATTAGTTTATCTCTAGCTTGTACAGATGCTTTACTGTTTTCTGTCAATCCCTGATTTAATAGCTGTGTTCTTTGTTGATCCCTAGCTGGCGCATCAAATCGTTCCCATGCCGGCATCATACTATTTAAAGCTTGGTTCGTTAGACTATTCGCTCCGCCTATTAAGTTAGGGTCTTGTGCATACTGCCCAAAGTTGTTTCCTATGTTACCTTGATTAGTAGCACCTATTCCTAATTGATTTTGCTGCATATAGTCAAATATAGCCTGCTGTTCTGGCGTATACTGCATATTAGCTTTATATTTAGGTAGGCCAGTGATTGGATCGACTTCAGTAGTATAGCTCAAACTACCGTATGGGTTCTCCTGCCCGATGGCATTCATGCCTTGCGACTGCTGACCAGCTAATAGATTTTCAGCGTGTCCTTGTTTTGTAACCGCTGCAACATTAATAGGCGGAGGAGCACTTGGCGAACTAGGCATTTAGGTTAACCCATTTAGGTATACTGTTTTTTGTAAGCTTATATACAACTGCGTCGATTAATTTATCACCTTCGCGGTAATATTTTTCTTGAGTAAATTCATACACGAACCCTAGCCTATCAAGCAAGTGCAAAAGCTTTTCGTTAGTGCAGTAAGGTTTTGCCGTCAGCCTCTCGCATTTAAGTATCTTAAACACGTATTTGTATACGTCTTTTATGGTTTTTCTACTTATTCCGTTAGGTAAATGTAAATGTATTTCTACATTTGCTCCTGTATAGTCATTAAAAATAGCTTGCCCCACTATTTTTTCATCCTGTATCCATCCAATAGCAGTAAAAGGCCCAGTGATAGGATATCCAGTATTACGAACAAAGTAACCGGCAATAAGCTGACCGACACTATCATTATAGCTTCCATAGATAGAATGATACATCACACCGGGCCACCATACTCCACTGCGAGTTCAAACACATTTACCTTTAGAGTAGGTATGCCTTCCCCACTTTGTGTTACGGCTCCATTACCATCAAATATCATAGTATCAAACACTCCTGTATCAAATACACTATCTTGCGCTATAGAACTAGATGCACCACCTCCTGCTAAGTTTACCACCATTCTAATGGCCAATGCTGTACCTAGAGCATTACAGCTTAGCCAATTAATGACAGTAACAAGCCCCGTAGACCAACTAGCGCTATCCCATAATGATACATCCCATACAGCTCCTGATGGAGTTAATATTGTAACTGGGGCAGATACAGTGCTATCCTCAAAATCTACATCTATTTGAATAGTAGGAGTTAAAGTACCATCAGCTACCATAAAAGGTCTAACTAAATTAGCATTTTTAAGTCGTCCAGGCTCATCTAAGTAGTTAAATGCGCACTTTACATCGGCTATTATAGGATTAACTAAATCCAAACCTCCTGCGTAGGCTAAATTAACACTACCTGTATTATCTCCAAAGTATAAACTTTCATTGAACAATTCAAAACAATTAGCATTCCAAGAATTAAAACTAGTCCATGAGCCAGTTAAAGCATTTTGGACATATTGTACCTGTGTAGTATTTTCTACTTGAGGTATGTTAAGCAGAATTAACATTTGTTGAGGAAAAGATATTAACTGCCATCCAAAGTTGTTTTTATAACTTTGAGTAGCTAATACCATTGCATTTTGTATTCTATTTGTTAACGCAACAGACCTAGAAGCTGAAGGATCAAAGGGTAAAGCTTGAGATACTGGTATAACACCTTGAACAGTAATCAACATCAAATCTGAGCCAAGTCGTAAAAAACATCTACGACCTATGGGAGCAGGTAAGTCAAATACGCCCACTAGAGACCATGCATTAGCATTCGTTGGATCAGTGCCTTTATATATTACAGCTTGTCCTTCAGAAGATATAAATACCGCTAAATCATCTGGGCCTTGGCCTCCGTCTAGTGTCCAAGTACCCATCGCCATTAAATATCCCCCTTTAGATAAAAATGGCCCTATATCTTGTCCATCGTCAACCGCTCCCGCTATAGCATCCGTTCCTAAAAACCACGCTATAGTAGAGTTAGGCTCTATTAGCCAAACCCGTCTTTTAAATATATTTATATTAACGAAAATCCCAGTAGTGGTACCCGTAATAGCTGTAAAAGCAAATGTAGACCCATTGTAAGTGCCTAATCCGGCATCTTGCCCATTTACCCCTAGCATATATGGACTACTTAAGTTTGGGGTAAAGTTAACGTATTGAAATTTATCTCCACTAAGTCCTGATGCAACTAAAGTAGGCATTCCATTAGTACTTACATCCCAAATTTCATTATCAGATGCAGCAAATAATTGCTGTGTCCCTGTTTTTGGTCTATAGCACATAAGAGAATTTACGGGAGCAGAAGTAAAGCCTTGAGCCCATGCATTATACCCGCCACGAAGCTCTATCCACCCGGTACGTGGCACCCAATTCGTCATAGCAGCGGCATATTTAGGCTCCATAGCCGCTAATGGCGACAAAGCATCCCAACCCCCAACAGGGGATGGAACAATTTTAATCGCTACATCTTTATCAAAATAGCTACCTTTACTGCCCCAAGATTGGGCGTAACGGTCGCTTACATATTTTCTAGGCATATTATGCCTTCATTGCATCCCAAAATTTCTTATTGGCGTCTCTTAGAACAGTTAATAGCCCTGGAAAAATACCTAATTTAGACGCAGTAAGTGGTCCAACTATACCGTCTACTCTAAGATTATTTTCACTTTGAAATTTAACTACAGCTTCATATGTCTTAGGGCCAAATATACCATCAATAGGCGTTACGTTGAGTTTCCTCTGTACTTCTCTTACTTCTTCACCAGTAGTTCCAAGACTGAGTAGCATATTGTTTCCTAACCTGAGTGAAAACTACCCCGTGTTTGGTCCCACGGGACCTGGAAAAAATCCATCCTGTACGTTCGCAGGTGATATAAAAATTGGATTGACCCTTTTAACCATACTAAGGGTCTCTTTACCTCCATCACGAGCCATTAACCGCTCTACATAGTTATCATAATCAGTACGTTTAGATGTCCAATCGAAGCCCTTTTGCTCCCAGAACCTCCACTTTACCCCCATAATTATGGCCCGATCATTAAGTACAGGTATATCCCCATCATTAGCAAATACATTAGCTCTAGTGACCCCGCCATTTACATATACGCAGCCATTAGATATATATTCAAACACTAACTGAATAGGATCGGTAATTTCAGCAGGAGGGGGCCATATTCTATAGTTATTAGCCATCGCTCCTAATTGTCTAAAATAACGTCGAGGGCCAGTTGTTACAATACCTGATAAATGCCATTGATCTAACTGAGGACTAGATGGGCCTAATAATTCCCAACGATTAGTTCTATCCCACCAAGTACGGTTAATGAAACTACTAAAATCACTAGGTTCAGGGTAAGTATCTTGAGCAAAGGTAATATCTACAGTAGTATCAGTTTCAGTAGCTTCCATGGTCATAGTAATTTGGGTAGGGCTATCTACTGACAATATTCTAGCTGCAACAGGGATACCCGTTCCGAACACACAAAAATATCCAGCTGTCAAAGCTGAAGTATCAGGAATATTGGATATAACAGCTGAAGCAGCTGTAACGTCCCCCGTAGTTTCAGTAGCTACATTAATTACAAGGTTGTATTCGCTTTGTAGAGCAGTCCAACCGTGTCTTTGTCTTAATTCTTCTACTTCTTGATTAGCATAAGCATACATCTGCATAGTTGTAGGCTGCAACGAAGTAGTCACAACCGTATCCTGCGCTAAGCCTAACTCAGCTTGCGCAGCTTGAATAATCTGTAGTAACGTCTTTTGTGCCATAACCTAACCTCCAAATAATGGTGAGGGCCGACGTAAGTGTCTATTACCCGGCGACTATAACACCGGCACCCTCAAAGGTTAAATGCTGGCATTAAACAGCCATATGCTAACAGTGATAGGAGTGCAGTAAGCTGTAATGCCGGTACCAATAGATACACCTGTAGTACCCGCTGTACTTGCCCCACGTCCAAAGAGAGTAACTGCGCTACCTTTTGCGTTATTCGCCGCAAAAAGGACTAAAGCTGAACCAGAGATATTAGCAATAGCTATTGGATCAGCTAATAGTGCACCGCCCGTAGGAGTATCACCACCAAGTAATGGTAATGCTACACCACTATTACCTGAAGTAATAACATAGATACCAGGCTTACCATTAATCTGCTTAGCCGAGGCCGCTGTTGCACCCTCCGCACTAACTAGTACAACCTGTACACCAATGCGACTAGCTAAGAAATGCTGCATTCCAAGT